ACAACTAAAGCATTATGACCAACAGCAACGCTATTAGATGCTGATGTTATAGCTTGCAAAGCAGTGTAACCAACGGCTGTATTATTTGAAGCGGTACTATTTAACACTAAAGCTAAATATCCTAGTGCAGTGTTGTTAGCCCCTGTAGTATTACTTCCTAAAGAACCCTGCCCAACTGCGGTATTTTCACTTCCTGTTGTATTTGTTGTCAATGAGTTATGACCTACAGCAGTATTGTGGTCAGCAGTAGTAGCAGCATCAAGAGCATTAGCACCCACCGCAGTGTTTTCTGTTTGATAATAAACTGTTATAACCTACCGCAACATTGTTAGATGCCGTAGTATTATTACTTAAAGCTTGATAACCCAGAGCTGAATTATTTCCTCCTTCAGTGTTTGCCGATAATGTATTTCTTCCCACCGCAGTATTATTTCCTCCTGTAGTATTAGCTCCTAGACAGGTTTGACCCACCGCAGTATTATTTGCTCCTGTCGTGTTAGCATCTAAAGCTGTACTTCCCACGGCAGTATTTTGACTTCCAGTTGTGTTTGCTATTAATGCACTAGCACCAACAGCAGTGTTATTACTTGCTGTAGTGTTTACTCCTAAAGCACCTCTACCTATAGCTGTGTTACTTGCTCCTGTTGTATTGGTTGTTAAAGCTGCTTGTCCATAAGCTGTATTATTATCTGCTGTTGTGTTTGCACCAAGAGCGCCTTCTCCCATTGCAGTATTTAATCTACCTGTAGTATTAGCATCTAAAGAATTAGCTCCAACGCTAGTATTTTTATCTCCTGTTGTGTTTACACCTAATGCACTAAAACCAATAGCAGTATTATTATCAGCAGTTGTGTTTGAACTCAAAGAGTCTTTTCCCACAGAAGTGTTCTGTGTGCCAGTTGTATTAGATCCCAAAGCAAAATAACCAAGAGCAACGTTATGACTTGCAGTTGTATTTGCTTGTAAACTTGCTCCTCCAACAGCAGTGTTATTCACACCTGATGTTAATGCTGTTAAAGAATTTTTACCAATAGCAGTATTGTTTCCGCCAGTAACAGAAGCATCTAGAGCATCTTCTCCAAGAACAGTATTACCAGCTACAGAATTTGTGCCTTTGCCAATATTTAAACTTTCTATTGTGCCGCCAGCAGCAAAAGCCGGCCCACCAGCCAAAGTAAATAAGTTTATAAATGCGTTACCAGAAGTATTGTTCAACTGCATAATGCTAGTTGAAGTATTAGCAAAAAATTGACTTGCGTAGTTTGTAGCTGGTTCAGATGAACCAGAATTATTACTTGAAATTGCTAAAAGAACATTATTTATATCAGCTCTGACGTTAGCACCTGTAGAGTTGTCTATAACGTAATCATGTTGAGCCATTTTCTAATCAAATTTTATTATAAGTATATCCTACTTTCAAATTAACTACCACGCCCGAATCCAGTTGCAGCATATTTAAAATTTCTATTTACATGATTTTCATTTTTGTCTTTAATATCTATATCAAATCCCGTAGAACTTATGTTGGATAAAGCAAAAAAGTCTCCCTGTTGTGCATTTTCTATTGTAATACCGATTGATGGTAAAACAGTATTATCGGGAACTCCTGTTCCTGTAGAGCCTGTAAAGAAACTATTTGTGAATGTCACAGATTTGGTAGATGTTCCAGAAGCAATTAAACCATTTGTTGCCCCTGCATTGCCAATACTTGTTTCTGTTCTACCTTCTAATTCTGCGGTATATCCTAATTGATCTATTTCAATTGATTGCGCTGGGTCTTCTGTATCCATTTGACATCTAAATTTAAATCCTCTAGCAACATAAACACCGTTAACAAATGGATTAAAGTCACTAAATTCTGCACTTATATTACAATTCCCGCTTGTTGATAATGATGTCGCAGAAGTAAGTGTGAAAGCATTTGCACTTGCTATTGTTTGAATTTCATAATCACCATCAACACCTGTTCCACTTGTAAAATCAACATTTATAAAACTACCAGCAGAATATCCATGCGAATTTTTTATAACAGTTATTGTAGTTCCGCTTATAACATAAGTTGCTGCAAGCAAAGTGTCAGGGTCAGAATCAGTTGTTGCAACTAATAATTTTGCATTCACATCAAATGCTGTGGCACCATCAAAGTCTGTCCAAGTATCAATATTTGCTGTTCTTTTATCAAAAAGGTCATTTGGATAAAAACCTTGAGTAACAAAATGTCTACGAAGTTTTAAAGGTTGTTTCCCTCCTAAATCTAAAGTATTTGCAAAGTCATAATGGCCGCCAGTAGTATCAACAGCACCAAAAAAGTCAAAATCAGAAACAGAATCAAAATCAGTGACATCATCAAACAAAACTGTAGAACCAAGAACAAGTCCAACAACTTCATCACTTATAAAACAATCAACTTTATTTCCAGCAAAAGGTGGGGAATCAGTATCCTCTCTATCTTCAAGAACAACAAGTTTAGGAATTGGATTAGGAACAGTTTGTAGCATTGTTACAGAAGCATCACCAGAACTTAAACGACCACCATCATCTCTAAATTTCAGGTGATATGTTCCATTTACAATATTTGGAACAATAGTTTCACTTACGTTTC